GACTTGGAACTCAGAAGATGAAGCATGGTTGCGCCAGGTAGGGGGATTACCCGAACGCTCTGCGGAAGATATTAAATCCGACCGGGAAGAAGCGAACGAGCGTCGATCAGAGATGCTTGACGCATTGCGGAACAGCAAGCAGACACAGCCTACCAAGACCGACGAAGAGAGCGCCGATCAAATGAGCGCATCTTATTTCTCTGCCAGCCCGCCCGATAAGCGCAAGCGCGATAAACTGGAGAAGGAATGGAACAAGGCCATGAATGGCTTTTTTACCAGCCAAAAAAGGCGTATAATGAAAGCGGCAAAGGCAATGAAAAATGGATAACTGTGAATATTGCAACAATATGTTTCAGGCCGATTCGCGCGGTAATTGTAATAGTTGCGGCGCGCCACACAAAGAGCGGCGACCCGGCTTGTCTCTTGCTGGAAGTCGCAACGCAATGCGCGCAAACACCACTGCGCAACTTTACGAAATGAATGATTGGCGCACGTGTAGCACGTCCGTTATGCACGGAGGCACAACGCGAGAAGAAATGGACATTGCGATTAGAGCTCTACGAGATATTGCGCGCGGAATGAACAATGCCTAGCGACCCGCTACAAATGTCTTTTTGGGATAATGAATCTGCCCTATTCTGGGATGCGATTGATGAGCTTTTGATTGTAACGCTCATGGATGGTATCGCGGGCGGGGTTAACTTGTTACCTAAAGAGTACCGGGTATTGGTTGATTTCGACCTGGTAAACCAGAATGTGTTGGACTACGCGCGGGCGTACAAGTACAAGTGGATTAAGAAGATCGAAGAGACGACCCGAACGCAGGTACAGCAAACAATGGGCGAGTGGATACGAAGCGGGGAACCACTCTCGACACTGGAAAGCCAGCTTGCGCCCATCTTTGGCGCGGCGCGGGCCGAAATGATAGCGGCAACCGAAGTCACGCGGGTATTTGCAGAAGGCAACCGTCAAGCGTGGGAAAGTACCGGCATTGTCGGCTCTGCAAGGTGGACAGTTAGCGAAGATGATGCGGTTTGCCCTGTTTGTGGCCCGCTTGGGGCTGATGGTGGGATTGAGATAGGAATAGGCGACATTGACGCATACCCGCCAGCTCATCCGCGCTGTCGGTGCTGGCCGCGCCCTGTCGTGAGCGAAGAAGCTGTTGCCGCCCGGTTTGCGGAGATATTCCGATGAACGACGCGATCATATTGCAGCAAATCTACGCAGGCAGCGAATACGCCGAAGCGGTAAAACTAACGCTCCCGCGTCATCTCGATTACGCCCGGCTACACAATTTCGACTATGATTTTTATTATGGTGACATTATCAAGGAATGGCCGTTAAGCGCGGGTGGATGGGCAAAACTGCCCATCATTATCAGGGCGCTTGAGCGCGGCTATAAGTACATTGTTTGGATGGACGCCGATTCGCTTATCGCGGATATGTCCGCAGACTTGCGCAAAGGATGCCCGCCTGACGGGATTGGGTTTGTCGTTCATAGCGCAGACGTTAAGCATTTCAATGTTGGCAATATTTATATTACCAGTTCGCCGCGCGTGCGTGAGTTTTTATTGGATTGGGTTTCGTGGTATCCTGGCCCCGCGTCATGGCACGAACAGGCTGTACTAAACCTGCTGGCCCTGGCCCCTGTTTACTCCGGTATTGTGCAGGAAATTGACCCCAAGTATAATTCCTGTCGCTCTGGTGGATCTCACGTTCCCGGCGCGGTCGTGGAAGGCTTTCACGGTGAAGGCGACGTAGCCAACCGAATAAAGCTGATGCGCAAATTCTTGAAGGGTAAAAAATGAGCTTTCAAGTACAAGTAATATCGCCCGAGTTGCCAGAACTTGTAAAGAAGATGGAACAATACCCCGATAAGCTAAATCAGGGCATGAATACCGCTATGCAGGCGACGCTATTGGTTATGACCGAATCAATCCCGGCATACCCGCCCCCGCCAGATACTAGCGATTATAGGCGTACCGGCACGCTCGGGCGCACGCTTGGCAGTAGCGCGGCTGGCGGCAAAGGCGGTCAGGCTGAAATCTATAGCGTTCAGCAAATCGGCGCAAGTTTTGAAGGTCACTTTGGCACAAACCTGGAATACGCGCCTTATGTCATAGGCGACGCAGATCAGGCGCGGCACATGGCCCACTGGTGGACGCTTTCAAAGGTTGCCGCAGATGCGAATGAGAAAATAACCCGCGTCTGGCAGGCTTTGGCCGATGCAATGAAAAAGTTTATTGAGAAGGGGAACTGATGTCTGACCGAGAATTTACGTTACTCTGCTGGCGTCTTATGATTGAGTTTGTGCGCGGCTTCGGTCGGCATAATGGGCTCTGCGTTGACATACAGATTGTCAAGCCGTCCAAGTTACCGCCCGAGAGCGCCGGGCTTGAATTGGTCAACGAATAGGTGTATAATAGTGATATTCAAGGAGATGATATGTCTAAATGGACAAAAACCCCACCAACAGAGCCGGGGGTTTATCAAGTAAAAGACGCTGGGCCAAACGGGAGTTTTTCTGTAAATTGGGTAAAACTTTCTAGGTCTAAGCACTATGGAAACAAAATGATTATCGAGCTTTTCGGGACAGAGGAGATGTTTTCTCTCTCGGAGTTTTCGGAATGGCTCGGCCCGCTCCCAGAGGCAAAGCCATAGAAGATGGGATAAGAAGATGGAAAACATAAAGAGTCTTATGGAGATGCGGCGGCATGAGTGGGTCGCCTGGCGATGGAAAGAAGTTACGACCGTAACCGATACATGCCCGATGTTTGTTCGCGGGATACACAGAAGCCCGGACGAAGCCATATCCGCCGGAAAAGATTTTGATGCGCTATGGGAAGCTTTACGGCTAGAGAGTCTTTACGAAGAACAAAAGCTTAAGTAAATAATTGCTATTGACAATAGTTTTCATTTGCAATATACTGTTATAAGGTTACGCGGCTCGACCGCAACCCAAGCAAACGAACCATGACGCACCCGCGCCCGTTCACTTTTATAGTGAGCGGGCGCTTTTCGTTACTGGATAAAACATGGCAAACGATTACATCATTGACAATTTCGTAAATGTTCAGGCGGGGAATGCGTACCGCTTGTTTCCGTTTGGCGTGATTTATAAGAACGGACACCGCCGCGAAATCACGCCCGAAAATGCGCACCTGTTCAAGTTGCCGCATTTCAAGCCGCCCATCAAGTTAGGAAGTCACGAAGATATTACACCCGCAGGCGGGCAAATCGCCGCGCTCGAAGTTCGGGCCGATGGGTTGTATGCTATCCCTGAGCTAAACGAACAGGGCGCGGAATCATTCGAGCGCGGCAACTATCGCTATCATTCCCCGGAGGTGATTTGGGAAGATGGAGCCATTGAAGACCCAACGACCGGCCAGCTAATTTTCGGCCCGTTGATTATCGGTGATGCGTTACTGCATACGCCGCACTTGGGCGAAGCGGCAGCCCTGTACACATACGAGCCGCAAACAATAGGAGAAACGATGACCGAAGATAAAAGCATCATCCCGCCCGAGTGGCTGGAAAAGTTCTCGGCCCTTTTCTCTCGCGCCGAAAAGATTACCGAAGTCAACGCCGAACAGTTTAGCGCCCTGAAACAAGAGCGCGACGACTACGCCGCAAAATTCGCCCAACTTGAAGCCGAGAAGAAAGCCGCAGACACGCTGGCCGGAATTGTCACCGAACTGAAAAGCGACAAATTTGGCTCCATGTACATTGAAGTTGGCAAGGCGCAGGAAGCCGCCGAATATCTCGCCCGTATGGACGAAGAGACACGTGGCTGGGCCATGCGCAACTTCTCGGCCCTGGCCGCGCAAGCTAAGAGCCCCGATCTGTTCACCGAAAAAGGCAGCAACACCCCGGCCCCCGCCGACCCTGCCGACATGCTCAAAACCGCCATTGATGCCTACCAGATCGAACACAAAGTAGACTTCGTGGCCGCGTATGAAGCCGTCAAAAGCACGAAGCCTGAATTGTTCTCGAAAGGATAAATAATCATGGCATTCACCACCAACTATCGCACCATTCCCGGCCTTACCGCTGGCGCTGACCTGACCACTGCACAATTTAAGGTTGTGAAGCTGGCAAGCACCGCCGGGCAGGTCGTGTTGGCTGCCTCGTCCGTACTGACTCAGGCTTTTGTCCTGATGAATAACCCCAACACTGGCGAAGCTGCCGAAGTTGCCTGCTCTGGTATCGTCAAGGTACTTTGTGGAACTTCCAATCTTGCCATTGGTGAGGCTCTCGGCGTCACCACAACCAGCACCGTCAAAGACACCGCCACAGACAACGCTTTTGTCATCGGCAAGGCTCTCGAAGCGTCAACCGCCGTTGGCGACATTGTTACCGCCCTGCTCATCCCCGGCGGCGCTCGCTACTAGGCCAATAGGAGAATATAAATCATGGCACAACCGACTATCTCCAATGTTCAGGCCGTTGACCCCATCCTGACTAACCTGCTTATCGGGTATGCTCAGCGCGAAGATCGTTTCGTCGCTTCGCGTGTTTTCCCGGCAGTCCCGGTCGACAAGGACAGCGGCACGTTTTACAAGTTCAGCAAAAAGTACTTCTTCACCGACGAGATGAAAGTTCGCGCGCCGGGTGCTGAGTTTGCCCGCTCTGGTTTCTCGACCGAAACTGACACCTACGCTACTATCCAGTATGCGCTGGCCCACGCCATCCCCGACGAAATCCGCGCCAATTCGCAAATCCCTATGGCGCTCGAAGAAGCCGCAGTCCGTTGGCTCAATCAGAAATCTTTGATGCGCAAAGAACGCGCCTTCGCTGCCGACTTCATGGTTACAAGCGTTTGGGGAACCGACAACACCACCGCTACCGATTGGGACGACTACGCCGCGTCCGATCCCGTGAACGATGTTTTGACCGCCCGCCGCACGATCAGCAACAATACCGGCATGGACGGCAATAGCATGACCCTGGGCTACATCGTCCACCAGGCGCTTGTCAATCACCCTGACATCATCGACCGCGTGAAATATGTACAGGCCGCGACCCTGGCGACCGTTGAAAGCGCGCTCGCTGCGGCTTTCGGCGTAACAAACTATTGGGTAGGCAAGGCCAGCTACAACAGCGCCAACGAAGGCCAGACCGCCGTACTCGCTGCCATCATTGATGATGACTGCCTGGTGAGCTACAACAGCGGGTCGCCTTCTCTGTTTGATGCGTCCGCAGGTTATACCTTCACCTGGCAACCGGGTGGCGGCGCTGGTCAGATTTCGCGCTACCGTGACGACGAGAACGATGCCGACCTGTTGAAATTCAAGGAGCAGTGGGATCAGAAAGCTGTTGCCACTGACTGCGGTTACTTTTTCAGCGACATTGTGTAAAGGGGGATGACATGCCCGCTCATCCGCAATCATCCCCTCGTGGCGTAATCGGCAAGTCTGCCGTTTATGTCGGCGCGAAAGCAATCACGGCCAACAGTACCGGCCTGATTGCGGACGGCCTGAAAGTTGGCGCTGTGCAAGTCACGGCCAACGCAACGGCGATCATCGTTCCGGCTCTGACAGTGGCGACTAAGGCCATTACCGCGAACAGCACCGCCATTATTTTGCCCGCTCTGCGTATCGGAGCCCTGGCAAGCTACATCACGGTCAATTCAACCGGAATCAAGATTGGCGCGCGCTACATCAGCACCAACACGACCGGGAACGCGACCACCTAACCTAGTAGGACGCGGGGCAGGTTGTACCGCACTGTATGGCCTGCCCCGTCTCCGAGTGCGCGGAGATAATACATGGAATCAGTTTACATCGGAGTTGTCGGAGGCGAAACAATACCGTACAACGCCATATCGTCCATTTACAGGATTGCCCGCCGACCCATTGACACCGACCCGCTTTATATCGCGGCAACAAAAGGATTTGAGGCGCGGCAATCGCACATTAACAACTTCATAGCATCAAAGCACGACTATATTTTACTGCTCGACCATGACATGATTTTCCCGCAGAATACATTAGAGCGGCTCTTGTCTCACAAAATGCCATACGTCAGCGGCTTATATATGCGCCGAACACATAGCCCAATCCTGCCCATCTGGTTTGAGAGCGAACGGCCGGGCGAAATCCCGAACCGCTGGTTCACGCGCCAGATCGAAGATAACAAGCTATACGAGATTGGCGCAAGTGGCTGGGGCGTGATGCTTATGCACCGCTCTGTTGTTGAGAAAACCCGCGAAGTGTTGAAGGGCGAGCCGGATATTTTTGAAGATGACATGGACGTTTACCCGTACGATCTTGGGCGCATCATGCGGGCCGTGAGCGCGCTTAGCGAACTGGCAGACAATCCACCCGCCCGGCCAATCATCCTGCCCGCTCTGAAAGAATACGCAAACATTTTGCGCGAAGAAATTAGGCCAAATCGGGTTGTGCGTGACCACGTTGGGAGCGATGTTCGTTACCCGTTTTATGCGAAGCTGGCAGGCTTTCAACTATACGGCGATTCGTCCGTAAAATGTGACCACGTTCTCAGCTACCCACTAAGCGCAATGGATTGGACAGCGCAGGGCGATGAATATGTTGCCGAGTTGCAGGCCAAGACGAACGACCTGGTAGACAAAGAGCGTGCGCGGATTGCAAAGGCTCGGGCGGCATTATGACACACATTCACATTGTAGAGCCATACCACTCAACCGCAATGCACCGCATGGCCGACCCACTCATGGCCGTACTTCCTGAATATTTCGAGCAGGTCACGATTGGCGAGACGCCAGACGATAGCGCAGATTTGAATTTTCACATCCCCTGGCACACCCTGACGGCGCTCTCTGAGACGGCAACAAACAGCAAGCAGGTGGTACTTTACACCCATCTCAACCCGCCCGCCCGCGCCGATCTGATTACAGCCTGCAAGAGAGCCGATCACATTGTAGCAATGAGCAAAACGGGTCGCTCCGAATTGATAGAGCTAGGCGTACCAGAAAGCAAAATCAGCGTGATTTATGCGGGCCACAAAGAATATCGCCCGCGCGTGCGCAATGTCGGCATAGTTGGCTATGAACAGCCAAACGGACGCAAGCGCGGTCACATCCTGATTGATCTTTGCTGGAAGATGGACGTAAGCCCGTTTCAGTTTATCTTTGCGGGTGGTGGCTGGGATGACACGATAGCCAAGATGGCGAACGCTGGCGCGAACGTTGCGAACGTTGGAGAAGTGAGCGCCGACAAACTGCAAGACGTTTACTCGGCTATTGACCTGCTCCTGGTTACGTCCTACATCGAAGGCGGGCCGCTGACCGTACTCGAAGCATTATCCGCAGGCGTACCAGTTATCGCGCCGCCGGTTGGATACGCAAACGACTTGCTACCAGACGACTGTATTTATCATAACGTTGAAGGATTGATTGCGGCTCTTGAAAACTTCGCGGCCCCAATCAAAGAGCGCCAGGCGCAGGTCAGTAAGTTCACAGAACGAAATTACGCAATTCGACACGCTGAATTATTCGAGAGATTACTATGCCAACCTACACATACACAGACCGAAATTGCCACGACACCGCCATCATACACGGAATGACAGAAGAGCCCGTGATAACGTGCGAGATTTGCGGCGAAGTGATGCACCGTAGGCCGCAGGTAGTCGCCGTGAACTGGAATGGGCTGCCGCCACATTTGGCCGACACCCGAAGCGCAGCAGTCAACGCCATGATAAACAGAGAATTACCGGAGCAACAAAGATGAATGCAGAATCACTACCAATCGTTCGGAGAAAATTCAAGTACGGCAAAAAGACCTACAAACCCGGCGACGTGTTCCAGCCGGAAGGCGGGCGCAACGATACGGTTATTTTGAAATCGTCGTTGATCGTCTACAAGACTAGCCCGGCAAAACAAGATCAACCAGAAAAGGCAAACGAAAATGAGACGAACAGCACCGCCCACAATGATAAGCAAGGGATTTCAGAAAATCGCGCTAAACAGCACCGCAACCGCGCTAAATAGCACCTGCCAGATCGGGCGGGTATTTGTGTTGTCTGTCGAAGCTCAATCCGTGCGCGCCACATTTGACGGCACGACAACTCCCGCCGCGTCTACTGGCGTTCTGTTCACCGCTGACAATTCGCCCTATACCATCGGCGACATTGACGGGACAAAGTTCAAACTTGCGCGGGCCGCCGCTGGCGCAATTGTCAATATTCAGGCATGGGCCTGGCCTGGTCAGTAACCAATGCCTATACAAGCAGTCACCATACCACCAATTCTAAAATTTGGCCGCAACCCGGATGTTGACGCGGGAACGGAAGATATTTGGAGTGGTGGCGGGGTTTGGGTGAAGCCTACGGCGGCCCGCGTTCATGCGCTCGTGTCATCTTCGGCAAACGACGATGGCAGCCCGGCGGGAACGGGCGCGCAGACTGTTGTCGTAATTGGCTTGGACGCAAGCTATAACCTGCAACAAGAAACTGTTGTAATGAATGGTACAACGCCGGTTAATACCGCTGGCTCTTATGTGATGATCCACAGAATGTATGTTGACGCAGTTGGAAGCGATGGAACCGTAGCAGGAACTATCACGGCGACCGCGGCGACAGACAATACCGTAACGGCCCAGATAACCCCGGGTTTCAATCAAACCCTTATGGCGATATATCAAGTCCCAGCAGGATACACCGGAAGAATAACGCGATGGTATGCTGGTGTTGGCGGAAGTGTTTCTGCGGCAACTATGAATTTCGTGCTATACGTCAAGGAATTTGGAAAGTGTTTCAGGGCGCAAAGCGTTATTGATCTTATAACTGCTGGCTCAAACTTTATTACTTTCCCTTACATGACCGCGCCGCTTTTGATTGGCGAAAAATCTCTCGTAAAAATCCAGTGTACATCCGGGGCAGCCAACCTAACGGCTAATGCCGGTTTTGATATAGAGCTTATTCCGATACTGGTGTAACCATGACAATTCGAACAGATAGTTACTCAACGCTAGCCGAGGTCACCGCGTTTACTCGTCATCTGCTTGACGGTGCGTCGGATTTTGGCGCATCAACTAGGCCCACGGTGACCGAAGTCGAGAAGTTTCTCGACCGGGCAAGCGGCGTACTCAATAACGCGCTTTTGGCCGCTGGCTTTCGTCCATCCGCTGTAATTGCCAACACCACAAGCAAATTAGCATGTGACGATTGGGTAACAATGCGCGCGGCTGATTATGTTGAACTTACCCAGCGCGGGACGGGCTACAGCGAACAGGACGGCAGCCGCATCAATGCGTTTCGTTCGCTTTACGGCGATGCGACAAAGTTTGTCAAGGAACTGCGCCCCGGCCTAGTCGAGGCTGGAATTACTCAGAGCAAACGTATGGGCGACGGCCTGCAATTTACGGGCCTCGATGCGCAATCACAGCGCGCAGATCACGACGACGCGACACTGGAACAACCGCTATTTACTCGCCGATTATTTGACGAGCCGACCGCGTCAAGGTTTGTTGGCGAAGAGCAGGATGACGAATGACCTACCCCGCAGGCGAAGCCCTGATTTTGACACAGTTGCAATCCGTGACCGGATTCACTTCCACCAACACGGCGCGCGCTAAGTGGGGCCTGCTCAATAGTGGCAAGTCCGATCACTATGCGATTGTCAAACCGGGAACATTCAACGAAGACACAGAAAATAACTTCGGCTGGGTCAATCGCACAATCATACAAGTCTGGCAGCGCTATGTCGATGATGGCACGACCGCAACAAACCTTGAAGGCTACGTTAACGCCGTCAAACAGCGATTCATGCTCTACCGCAAGCTAGGCGGCTCGGTAATGGACAGCCGTGTCATTGGCGGGTCAGAAATGCAAGAGCGCTGGAATAAAGACGGCGGGCTGGTCTGGCTTTCGCAGGATGTAATCATCGAATGGAAAGAGCAGGAGATTGTCACTTATGCCGAGTAAACAAACCGAACCAACAGAGCGTGAAAAACTAATCGCGCAACTAAGAGAACAGATCACAAACGCAGAACGGCGCGGGCATTTTGACACCGCCCATCACGATATGCTGAAACAACTCACCCAACCAGCACCAAAGGAGCTTGAATAATGGCAAACACAACTTACAAAGATATGGGTTTCAAGATCGACGGCGCGGCAGCTACGCTCGTTGACATCAAGCCCTATATCAATCAGGCCGATTTGGCCGCAGCACTTGATTTGATTGAAGATACCGCAATGGGCGACAGCAAGCGCCAGTACATCCCCGGCCTGTCTGGCAACACCATAACGATTAACGGCATGGTGAACACGACCACAGACGGGATTTTCGGCCCGCTTATGTCCGCCGCGACCAGCGTTAGCAAGACCGTTGAGTTCAAAAGCTCAGCCGCCCGCTTCTACAACGGCGAAACATTTGCAACCGGCGTACAGTACAGCGGCAGCACGAACAGCCTGCAAACCTTCTCTGTCAATTTGACCTTTGACGGCGCAGTCAATCGTACGTCGGTAGCCCTGGCATAGGTGCGAAATGGAAATTACACGACAGAACCCGAGTGCGCGGCTTGTCGTACCTGACAAAGTTACCGTGCGTCAACAAATGGCCTATTTCAGCGCGGCCTATGCCGTAGAAGGCCCGGTATTTGAGCGTTATTGGGCCGGAGCCGCGCAACTGATTACAGAGTGGGAATGTGAGCTATTCCCTGACAAATCAGCGAGTATTGACAGCGTGACCAATCCGCAAGTGACCGCCGTCCTAATCTGGGCCGGGTTGCAGGTCAAAAATCATATTGACAGCCTGGACGAAGTCCCCCCAAACTAGTGCGGGCGGTGGTGGGCGTTATCGATGATGACGAGCCGCCGCCCGCTATGCTATCGCTGGCGTGGAATTGCCAGCGATGGAACACGACCCCCGACCCGGGCGGGATGTACGATCAGGATTATCAGACGATGCGGCTGATGGGTGTATGCCTGAACATTTACAACGCCGTGTCGCATCTGCGGAACTGTCGCGGCGCGCAAATTCACAGCCTATCAGAGTCAGAGCGCAAAATATTGGGCTGGCTCGTAAAACAGGGATTGGTATTTTATGCCTAGTGTCGTTGAGATTATCTTCAAAACAATCAAACAGGGCAGCGGGGAGAAGGACGCCAAACAAGCCGTAGACGGCGTGAACATGTCGATGAAAGACATGGCAAAAAACGTCTTAGGCAATATCTCACCCTGGGCCGCCCTGGGCGCGGCGGTTGTGGCTACCACAAAATACCTACTTGACGCGAGCAAAGCCGCAGCCGAAAGCAATCAGATTAGCGCGAAACAAAACGCCATTCTTGAGGCGACAGGATACGCGGCGAACATTGCATCTGTCGAACTGGCGGGTATGGCTTCCGAAATGTCAAAATTGAGCGGGATTGATGACGAGTTAATCACGTCAAGCCAATCAATGATGCTGACATTTCGCAACATTGGCCGGGAAGAGTTCCCCCGCGCGATGCAAGCCGCTATCGACTTGTCAACTACCTTTGGCGGGCTAGAACAGTCATCCATGCAGCTTGGCAAGGCACTAAACGACCCCATCAAGGGCGTCACGGCGCTGGCTAAGTCTGGCGTGACTTTTTCCGAAGAGCAAAAGAAGCAGATTGAAAACTTCACCAAGACAAACCAGCTTGCAAAAGCGCAGGCTATTATTCTGGCCGAAGTCGAGAATCAGGTAGGCGGCACGGCAAAGGCAATCAACGACGCGGGCGATGGGTCGGCGCGGCTAAATGTCTCGCTTGGCAATCTGTCGGAGTCAATAGGTCAATCCGTGCTTCCCGCTCAGCGCTCGTGGAATGATGCGCTAACAACGACCGCCGAAAACTTGACAGAAGTTATTGACCAGACCACCGTCACAAAAGACGCCATGCAGCAACTTATGGAACAGCAAAACGTCCCTGAATGGTTGCAAGGGCTATCAAACAACGCACTTTATTATGCGATTTGGCGCGATGAGATTGAGCAAGTTAGCGGCGCGATGGAAAAGAACGCCGCGATGACTGACCACGCCACAAAGTTATATTTAGGAATGGGAGGCAGCCTTGCAGACCTAAAGGGCAAAGTAAGCGACGTAAACACAGTACTAAACGACCAAGAAACAAACTACAAAGAAATCTTGGGTCTGGGCGAAGATATTATGACCGCCAGCGACGAGCAGACGCCCAAGATTTTGTACAACAACCTGCTCCAAAAATTATCCGTTGATGGCATCACAGAAGCGGAATACAACATGGCAACCGCCGCCGCACAATCGCTCGGTATCATGGATACCAAGAGCCTTGAAACTGCCAAAAACATGGACGCCCTGACAACGATGGTACAAAACGGGGAACTGGCCGCGTGGAAACTCGGCAGCGCTCTTGCTATGTTGCCGTCTGGAAAGTCTATTGATGTTGTCTTAAATATTCTCTCAAACATGAGCGGCGCGGAGCCTTACCGAGTTTCCAGAAGCGGGCCCGGCGGTGGCGGTGATGTAGCAGTTCCCCGCGACAGTGGCGGCGCTGGCTCTGCAGGAATGCCATATCTTATCGGAACGGGCGCGCAACCTGAGATGTTTGTCCCCAACACAAGCGGGACATTCATACCCAACGCCGACAAGATGATGGGTAATAGCCCCGTCGATCTATCGCAATCATCCCTTGACGCTCTCGCCAGGGTATTCGCTACCGCATACGCGCAGATGGGTAGATAGCATGGACTTTGACAGCGTAAAACTTTACGCAAACTTATCTGGAACATGGACAGATATTACCGCCGACTGGCTAAGCACAGTGTCAACGTCTGTTTCTGCTGGCATTCGTGGAGCAAAGCCGGTAGATGTTTTAGCATCCCCTGGTACTTTTCGCTTTACACTAAAGAATAACACTTATAAATATTTCCCTAACGCAACTTCCCCGCTCGCCGGATGGGGCAAGGGTACGCCGGTCAAGCTAGTGTTCACTCTAAGCGGCGTTGACCGCGTGCGCTTCACCGGCTTTGTGGATGTACTCGATTATGTTACCGGAAAACTTCCGAATCATTACAAATGCAACGTGACCGCCGTGACATGGCTGGGATACGCAGCCGATAACCCAATTGAGACGCCCGGAATCATAACGAGCGTTTATGGCGGTAACGCGGTCGCCGCTGTTCTGGATAAGATGGCGGTGCAGCCGACAGCCTACGAGAATTATGGCGGGGACTATGTGTTTCCCGCTGTGTTTGACTCGACCGGCAGAGAGACAACCGCCCTCGCTGAGTTTGGCAAGATTGTGATGAGCGAAAGTTTAGGCCGCATTTATGAGCGCCTAGACGGGACGCTGGTATTTGAAAACTCAAGCAAGCGTGATGCATCCGATCCGCAAGCGCTTATCGTTGATGCGGCAAGTCTTGGCGATGTAATTCTGTCGATTGCGGGCGATCACATCCTGTCGATTGCCGGGGATAGCATCTTGCAAAACCCGACAAAGGCTGCTGATTTCGTCACGGCAATTGATGACATAACGCCAGTACACGGGCGCGGGATTATAAATCGCGTCAAGTTCACAGCCTACCCGAAGCGAATAGATATAGAGCCGCAGGTTGTTTATAGTCTGGATAGGCCGCTATTGATACCGGCGGGCGCAACAAAAACATTCTACGCGCCATATACCGACCAGCAGACCGGGCGGGCAATCAACGCGATACCCGAATCAATGCTGACCCCGGAAGTTCCCGGCGACACCGACCCCTATTTGGTTGCAGCGCTATCATTCAATGATGCGATTGCATCATCTACGGCGGCAGACACAACCGGGCGGCATACATGGACATTTCAAGCCCCGCCGCAAATTGTTGAAGATGTGCTAGTAGATGCGTTTTCTATTCAGCGTATCTCTGGCAACGTAATCGGCCCTTATGCGCTCTTTCAGGGGTTCGGCAACTCTAACATAACCACCCCAACATCGGCAGATTTCGAGTTTGGTTCGGGCGCGTTCACAATTGGTTGGTACGAAAGTCGGATTAACATTGTTGACGATCAAGCGACTATGGCGCGAGACGCTACAAGCGCTTACCCGCCGTTCCTGCTTGGTAAGTTGGACGTAGCCAGCCGCGAAATGAAAATCTACATGAGCAGCAACGGCTCATCGTGGGATATTGCAAACGGGCGCAGTCTGGGCCGCGTCAATGCGTCAAAGTGGACACACTATGAAGTATCACGCGATGCTGATGGCTGGTTCTATGCTTTTGCGGATGGCAAGCTAACTGATAAATGGTATTCCGCGCTGGCACTCCCCGCTAATGGTAATCCGTTCTCGATTGGCCGAACGCAAAACACAGAATACGCTTATTTCGGCTTCGATGAGCTGTATATCAAGAAGGGCCAATGCCTGCATAAAACGGACTTCACCCCGCCGGTATTGGAAGTATCCACAACCCTGCCCGGTGATTACCTGATGAACACCGCCGAATATGGAAGCGGAACGGACATCAGCGCCGACCTTGTTATTACCGCGACTTATGATAGCGTCGGGGCGCAATACACCTTGACCAATAACAATGCCAGCGCCGGGTATGTCTGGTATCTGACCGCGCGCGGGCTGGGCATCTATCCCTACAGTCCAATAGATGACGTGGTACAGGACACCACAAGCATATCGGCCAATGGTTATCTCGCGCTTGATATTCGCCAGCAGTATCAACAGGATTTGACCGCAGGACGCGCAACGGCGACAGATATTGTCGCAAACTACAAAGACCAAGCAACCCGCATCCCGGCAGTAACGATCATGGCAAATTACAACACAGACAATATGTATATGTTCCTGGCGCTAGATATAGGCGATCTCGTGCGCGTCACGCACGCCCCGAGCGGAGTATCCCTGCAATATTACTATATCCAGTCAATAGATTACTCTGTGCAGGCTGGAAAAATCGTGCGCGTCACCTACGGACTACAACCAGACTTTGAACACTAGGAAGGCATAAAATGGCAGATAGTAACATTCTTGCATTCACCGAAATAACCACAATGGGCGGCGATGAGATGATGTATCTCGTCGATGACCCGACCGGCTCCCCCGCCGACCGCAAAGGGACAGTATCCAATCTAGCTACATCCATTGCGGCGCTTGCGGACTTTATCACCGCCGTCGTTGCGTTCGTGGCATGGCAACCCATCACAGCAACATGGACACGCACGGGGAACTTTACCTTTACGGTAACCGGCGACGTTACGGCGACCTATGAAAAGGGCGTGCGCGTGCGCTACAAGGACGGCGGGGCGTTTGAGTATGGGGTTGTTGGCTCGTCGTCCTACTCTGCCCCCAACACAACCGTGACTCTGATAACCAACGCAGACTACGCGATGGGGGCGACTACTATCACGGACAAGTCGATTAGCCGCATCTCTCAGCCCCCCGGGTGGCCTGATTATTTCAACTGGGCTCCTACTGTCGTTGGATTTGGCGTGGGTCAGACTCCGGCGGGCGCTATTTACAAGTGGCGCGCCGAAGGCAAAACTCTAAGCCTTGTAGTTAGGCAGCCAGCCGATGGCACAAGCAGCCAGAATAACTTTACTTTGTCGTTACCATTTGCCGCCGCAACGATTACGGACATGGCTTGGGCGGGCCCCGCCGGGGCGGTTGACAACAGCGCAATATTGACATCGCCGTCCCGTATGTATATTGCCAGCGCCTATACCGTAGTCGAAATATTCTCCAATTACGGCGCTGGCGCGTGGACAACCAGCGGCGGCAAAAGGTTGCTGACCGGCTCGATTTCGTACCAGTTTTAGGTAATAAATAATCCCCGTCTATGGCGGGGATTATTTATTAATCTGGCGACCTGGTTGCCCGGGTTTCGCGTGTTATTTTGCGGTGTCCTTGCGCCACTGTTCAAGCGCTTCAATATTTTGCGCAAGGTGAGCGCGGCATGTATCCATATACTTGCTGGCCCAATCAATCTGACCCTGCGCCCAATCAATCTGACCCTGCGCCCACTCAATCTGTCTCTTTGATTCTTCGACGCGCTGCTCTCGGTCAGCTTCTACTTTTTTCTGCCATTGCGCGAATTGCTCATCGTTCATTTGTGATACGTTTTCGAGTTCTTCATCTTCGCGGTCATCGTGAGCCTGCTCTTGTTCAACTAACAGGCTCCAGCCGTCAGCGGTCAAACCTTCAATGTTCATTTCGTCAAGTGAAATTTTAGCCATCTCATTCTCCTTGTGTCTGATTACTGCCCGTTCGATGTGCTAATAATACTACAATTGTTATATAACTGTCAAGGGTAAACGCTATTTTCCTTTTAGGCTTGCTTCACTCTTGATTGTTAGCGTCCACTGGTAATCGCCCGCGCCCAGCTTGTCAACGACTTCTTTGAGTTCCTGCGTGCCAGTTCCTTCGATGGTTGATGTCATCTTATCTTCGGTGATCTGCACCCTTACGATTGTCATAACTTTCCTTTCGTCAAAATCCAAGAAACTTAGCGAATAGCGCAATAAATGCCGCGCTAAAACAGTACATGAATAAAACAAATGTGACCTTTGCGACCATTCCGACTTTCGCCATAATCTGCTTGTTCATATTTTCCTTTCGTCAATTTGCCAGTTATGGCAAGTTACTGCGATGATTTTTACCGCTCATCCTTTGAAAATGTACCTTATCGCCCGTTTCAAGCGCGCGCCGAATTTCAGGCGGTCACTGCCTGCCCCGGCAAAAGTATCATACGGCCCGCTATAAACTCGCACATCCATGTGTTGCGCGGCCTGAATGTCAAAGCTGATATGTATCTGGTCTTCCAAGTCTGACGAGAGATACATAGAGCCGTAATCAGGGTGATGCGTTCGCTCAATCACTTCTTCGGTAATTCTGACAACGGCGGGCGTTGTAAACTCTTGCAGGATATTATACAGATTGATACCGGCTTGACGGCGAATTGCCGCAAGCTCCATCTTTTTGTATTCGGGCGGCATGTCTGACCTAACGCGCTGATGTAGTTGGTATTTTTTCGGTTCCATTTTCATTTTCCCTTCATCTTCCTGAGCCGCTTTCCAATCGCGGCGGCTAAATAATTTTCCCAGCTGCCCATACCCCGATGAAGAACGGGAACGTGGCGGCGCACAAGGCGGCTGTGACAATCTTCACGCCGAAACGAACCGGAACAACCTGCATTTTTTCGTACCGAATCGATGCCCCGACCCCAAAGCCAGTCGCTATAAAAACGTAAACTATCAGAACTATTG